TAACGCTGTTGCCCGTATGCTTGAGAAGACTATTCTTGGCCCGGCAACTGTCAGTGCAACTGTACCTTCAGGTATAGGTTACAAGATTAACAACGCTAACGCAACCACAAAGGCTGTGCTTACAGGTGCAACTCTTACATGGGCTAAGATAGTAGGACTTGAAAGTTCTGTTGATACATCGAATGCTCTCCAGGGCAATCTTGCTTACATGACTAACTCAATAGGTCGTGGTATCCTGAAGACAACTGATAAGGGTGTTGCCAATGATACCGGAGACTATCTGATGAGTGAGGATAACATGATTAACGGCTATCCCTGCTTTGTCACTAACAGCATTGTTTCAACCTATGGAACAGCTCCTGCTGACGGTAACTTGGTTGTGTTTGGCAACTGGGCTGACTTGATGATTGGTCAGTGGGGCGGTTACGACATAACAGTCGATCCGTACACAGCAGCCAAGACGAACCAGGTGGTCATTGTCATCAACGCTTACTTTGACGCTAAGGGCCTCAGGGGTGCATACAGTTCAGGTGCTGACCTTGATGAATACCAGAAGTCATTTGCTTGTGAGAGTATTAAGTAGATTTAATTGGGTGGGGGCTTTTGTCCCTCACCCTTTAATACAAAAACAATGGGTAACTATTACAAATTTAAAGAGAAGGCTTCGGGGGTAATACGTCCGGTGCTTCCGGCTAATTTCATCCTTACTGATGGGATGCTGATGTGGGACGATACCGATGCGGTCTACGATAAGGGTGCATTGGAGTTCTCAAAGAATGGTGAAGAGTGGGACACACTTGGCATCTTCCTTCCTGATGAGGAGACTGTTGAGGCTCTGCCGGGTAAATATCTCTACCGGATGAGGGTATTTTATAACAGTCATTGGTCTGTTTACCTGATTGCATCTACGTATAAGGCAGAGGTTGAGCCGAAGGCAGTTGTTAAGAAAATAACTAAAAAGAAGAAATAATGGCAAACTATTATAATCTTTCAACGGGTGGATGCCAGACGGGTAATGAAAGGCCAGTAGCTCCTATAACTTTCGCCTGCACGCAGGTAGACAATACTACTATGGACTTGGGTTGGGATGAGACAGACAGCGACTTCACTGAATACTCAATTGAGAGGTCTATATCTGCTTCCAGTGGGTTTGCTGTAGTAATTACCGGCTTTCCTACTTTACCGCTTGGAGCTGTTACGGTGACTGATACAGGGCTGACAAAGAATGTCCGCTACTATTATAAGTTCCGGGTACATAAGCGTGTTAAGTGGTCAGATTATCAGACCGATGATGAAATAACAACTAACGTATAAGATAATGGCACGAAAGAAGTTTTTAATGGATTGGACAGGGTTCTTTGCAAAGCACCTTGTCAGTGCTAATGTAGCGACCGCAACTCCTACACTGGTTAAATTGACTTTTTCACCTCCTACGGCGGTAAAGATGTTTCAGAGAAACGTAGCTACTGAGTTTACTCTTGCGGGTAAGACGGTTGACTTATTGACACTTGATCGTACTTTAGGAACGGTAACAATCCGTGTGACGGTAGCCTATGGTGCAGGGGCAGGATTTAATCTGACATTTAACCCTGTTAAGAAGGGTGACACAATAGTCCAGGCAGTTACTAATACCATAGTGTAATGTCAACGTATATAACCCTTGCCGAAGCTAAAACTCATTGTCATGTTGACTTTACTGATGATGATGTTTACATCCAATCACTTGCTGATATGGTTGAGCAGATGGTGCTGGCAGAGATAAGTGGTACATATACCGGAGAGGGCACTGTAACGACAGCAGGGGCGGTGGCACTGGTAGGGGCTGCTACTAACTTCACTGAGTTTGATGTAGGTGATGTTATTAAGGTTGAGGGTGAGACTGACAGAACCATTAACGGTATCACTACCGATACGGCATTAACTGTCTCACTGGCCTTTACTACAACAGCAGCTAATCTCACTTGGGAGATTTACACGGGTATGCCTCTTGTCGGTGGTGTGTTGCCTCTGGCATTAAAACACTCACTGCTGCTCATGGTAGAGCACTTTTACAGTATCAGAGGCCCGGTAATGGTAGGAGTGAATACCTCCAAAGTACCATATTCCTTTATGAATTTGATAGCACCCTTTAAACATTATACTGTGGTATGAAAAGGAAGGTTAGGCCAGTAGTTAAGGGTAAACATATTCCAAGCAAGGCTGAGGATATTAATATCATTGCTTCCAGTGTTGGCAGCAGTGCCAATTTTAATAAGCCGAAAGCAAGGATTGAAAAGTTTGTATCAAAAGGTGACAAAGTAACATGAGCTACGGTAAGACATCGGATATACTGCGGCAGATACCACGCCTTGATGCTACCACTCATACTATGCAGACCATAGACTATGAGCATCACGAGATCCACGCTGGCAGTCACTTCTTTTATACGGATAAGGTTACACTTGGCTCTGCCGGTACGCAGGTTTATCTGATAACAACACCTAATACAACAAAGTGGGCACACATAATAATGCAGATTACCGGCAGTGCAATAACAACAGTGGATATTTATGAAGGTGCTGACCGCACAGGTACAACGGCACAGACGGTATTTAACAGTAACCGCAACTCACTCACCGCTGCAACAACAACAATACATAAGGATGTCAGCAGTGGCACAACAGACGGCACTCTTATATGGACACGCTCATCAGGTGCGGCTACACAACAGTCACGGACAGGTATGGAGGCAGGACGCAACGCTGAGAAGGTACTTAAACAGGGCACGAAATACCTGATACGCATAACATCAGGCACAGCGAGCAACCTTACTAACGTACAGCTCGATTGGTACGAACACGTAAATAAAACACCGTGAGGGCAGGGAATTTAATCAATAGGGTGAGCTTTTACGCCAAGGTAACATCAAGAGATGACTTTGGGGCATCGGTGGATAGCTGGCCGTTAGCTACTATTACCACAAGAGGAGAGGTGCGTTGGGTAGGTGGCAGCAGGGGCTTGGCTAATGAGGAGAAAACCTACAGCCGCAACATGGAGCTTACCGTTCGTTACCGCTCTACCATCACAGAGACAATGAAGGTGCAGATAGACGGCACATCTGACCTATACCAGATAACTTACCTTGAGATTATAGGCAGGAAGGAAGCATTAAGGTTGACACTTGAGAAGCTCAGTGATGGTATTGCTGTCACGGCTATAGCTCCTCCTACCGGATTTAGTGCTACTGCGAGCGGAGTGGACCATCATAGAATAGACCTGGCATGGACTAACAACGCAGCTAATGACGGTGTGGTTATAGAGCGTTCCACTAACGGCAATGATTGGACTGAGATAACGAGAATAGCTAAGGCTGTTATTCCGGTAGTGGCTTATATCAATACAGGACTTACTCCGGCAACAAGATACTTCTACAGGATTAAAGCATTCCTGTATTACAATTACTCTGCTTTTGCAGCCATAGATGATGCAACTACAATAGCATGATACAGATAGATACAAAGAATATTAAGACGCTGGAGCAGTTCTTTACCGATCAGGAGGCAAGGGATGACCGCAGGCTTATCATTGCTTCTTATCGCAAGGCTGTTAAACCTCTTGTATCTACTGCTAAGACTTTTGCTCCTCATAAGACAGGTAAACTTGCATCATCTATTGGTACTATGGAACTAAAGAATGAGGTTGCTCTGCTTGTGGGTGCTATGCGGCCTAAAGGGGCACATGGTCACTTAAACGAGAACGGCACGGTTGAGAGGTTTTACTATACAAAGAGAAACCATGTCCGCAAGTCAGTAGGTAAGATGACTGCTAATAACTTCTTTGAGAGAGCGTATAATCTCACTGAGGATCAGATAACCGGTGACATAGCAACGGAGTGGTTTGATAAGATCAGGAAGGATGTTGACAAGGCTAACAGCAGGATGACATGATAGGGAAGGTTATAAGAAGTCTATTGGATGACAACGCTGCACTGGTAGCTTTAGTGCCGGTGACTAATATGTTTCCTTATGTTATGAATGAGGGTACTGCCCTTCCTGCTATCATATATACTATTGATAGTTTGGAGACTGAATACAATAAAGACGGTCACGTACAGGATAATTACACATTCTCAGTAGCTACATTCAGTAATGACTATGCAATACTTCAGAGCATAGTGACACAGGTGCGGATTGCACTTGAGAGCAAGCGTGGCATAGTGGAAACGATAACTATTGGGCCTATTTACCTCAGAGGGATGAAAGAGGCTTATAGTATCGGAGAAGATACTTTTGGTAATATATTGACTTTTGATGTTAACGTAATATAAATTTAGAGAGAAATGGCAAATGAGATTAACGGTTCCGACCTCTTCATGTGGTTGGATGATGTGCTGATAGCTAACGCTACTTCGCACACTTTGAGTTTTAAGATGGCTACCCGTGACACTTCCAATAAAGATAGTGGCACGTTCAATACGAGGGATGTAGCCAGGTTTGATGTAAGCGGTTCATGTGATGGGCTTGTGGTTTATGCAGGTGGTTACAAGACGCTGATAGATGCAATGAAGCTGCGCACTCCGATAAAGTTTGACTTCGGTCAGAAGGAGAGTGGTGCTACTACTCTTGACACGGCTGTATGGTACGCTTCTGGTAACTTTATCATAACCGGATTAGACCTTACAGCAGGAGATCAGGAGAACGCTACCTACACCTGTACCTTTGAACATTACAGTGCATTTGACTTCACTCCTCATGCTGCTCTTAACGGGTTTATTGTAGGGTATGATCCGGCTTCCGCAGCAGCAGCTACAGCTGGATTAGGAGTGTATGTGTTCGGTGGCATTGAGCCTTATACCTATGCATGGACATTTGGAGCAGGTGGATCAGCTCCGACAGTAGCCGGTAAATGTGTTGCTGTAGCTGTAAGGGCAGCAGTATCTCCGGGTACTCTTTATACTTGCACCATTGCTGACAGCAGTGTTCCTGCACTTGGATTAGTATTGACTAAGACACTGATAGCAGCAGGCGCATGAGATTGATTAAAACCCTAACAGCGAAGGTTGGTGATATGCAGTTTCCTATTGCTATCACTAACAGTGCTATGGCAGAGTATGAAGAGCTGACCGGTGAGAGCTGGCCATCGTTTAAGAGTACTAAGCTGCGTATTAAGTTTTTCTACTGCGTTGCCAAAGAGGGAGCAAGGATAGAGGGCAAGGAGTTCACCTACGATTATAATGCGTTTTGGGATCTTGTCAATGGGTATTACTTTGAGATACTCACCTCTGTCATGCCGCTTATTTACGAGATGATGCCTAAAGGCAAAACAAGTGACGGAGAAAAAAAACGGTAAGCTACACCCAGGCCGACATCTACGGCATCTGTGTTGGTGTGATAGGGATTGATCCGAGATACTACTGGTATGAGATGTCGATGGATGAGGTTGTAGCTGTA